CGGCGGCGACAGACAAGACGGCGAAATGCTCTTTGTATTACACACCGGAAACGGACGGGCTTTCACAAAGCTGGGATCGCGGCGGCGCGGTATTCTGCAATCCGCCTTACGGACGCGAGATCGGCAAGTGGGTTCAAAAGGCTTACAAGGAAGCGCGGGGGGGGGGGTATCCGATTGTTTTGCTTATTCCAGCGCGGACGGATACGGCATATTTTCACGATTACATTTACGGGAAAGCGGAAATCCGCTTCGTGCGCGGGCGGCTACGGTTCACGGACGACGACGGGAACGCCGCCGATCCAGCGCCCTTCCCTTCAATGGTAGTTATCTATAACGGGGAGCGGGTGAAGGAATGAGCGATAAAAAGAAATGCCCGTTTTGCGAAGCGATCGCGCTTCAACGTTTCATTGAAGAACACCACAGCAAGCCCGCGGGGTTCGGAATGGCTTTATCCGCCGCGCTTGTTTCCTACGCAGTAGTAAACGGGCGCAAATGCGGACGGACAACGGATTACATGAAGGACGGCAAGGGATACCCGCTCAATTATTGCCCTTCGTGCGGAAAGCGGGTGAAGAATGAATAACCGACAGGAAAAGCCGCCCTTGAAGTGCTTGCTGGGCATTGATCCGGAGAAAACGCAGAAATGCAAGCCTTCGGAATGCGCTTCTTGCGGCTGGGAAGCGGCAGAAGCCGCGCGGCGGCGGGAGTACGTGAAGGAACACGGCTTGACGCTATGCGCCGACGGCTTCCGGCGGCTGATTATTAGGAAGGAGAAAGACATGGCAACACCTTATAAGGAATGCCCGCATTGCGGCGCACATCTTGACAGCGGCGAAAAGTGCGAATGCCGCGCAGAGGAAATCGAAGCGAAGAATTCGCAGAAATACGCTTGCGGGCTTACGGAACAGGACGTTGAAAGCGGCTGGGAATGCCCGCTTGATAATCCGAACGAAACTGTCGAACGTTGCGAAGATTGCGCTTTTGCAAAAGAAACCGATTGAAAGAGAGGGTAAAGACAATGACAATTAACGAGTTTGCGGCAGGAGTTCACAAGAACGCCGTTGAACACGGCTGGTGGGAAGGAGAAAGAACGTTTCCGGAGATCGTGGCGCTTATTCATTCGGAGGTATCCGAAGCGCTGGAGGAATACCGCGACGGGAAGCCGCTTCTTTATTTCCCTTGCAACGCTGGCGGGGTTTGTTGCGAAGAGGACGGAAGCGCGCATTGCGGAAGCCGCCCTTACGATCCGGAAAATCCGAACGCCCGTTGTTCCGCGCAGAGCAAGAAGCCCGAAGGGATCGCGGCAGAGCTTGCCGACGTGATTATTCGCGTTCTTGATTATTGCGCGTATGCCGGAATTGACATTGAAAACGTGCTGGAGGTAAAGCACGAATACAACAAAAGCCGCCCGTATCGGCACGGCGGCAAGAAGTGTTAATCATGGCGGAGCGGGTGAACCACCCGCTGCACTATAACGCGGGCGGGATTGAGTGTATCGACGCGCTGGAAGCCGCGACAAGCGGGCTTCAAGGTATCGAAGCCTTTTGCACAGCGAACGCGATCAAGTATTTGTGGCGCTGGAAGCTGAAAAACGGTGAAGAGGACTTGCAAAAGGCGGTTTGGTATATCAACAGACTTATTCAACGAGCGGGCGCAGACAGCGCCGCAGGAAAGGAGCTATTCAATATGAAAGAGAACAAACACGGCTTCGAGCCGAAACAGGAATTCACAATGGGCGGGATCGCTTGGACGGTCATTCAGACGGGCGCGGATTGGGTGAAGTGCATTGCTTCCGATTGCGTCGAGGAACGCGCCTTCGATGAAGGGAACAAGAACGACTTTGCCGCTTCTTCCCTTCGTGCCTATCTGAACGGCGAATTCTTGCGCCGTCTGATTAAGGCGGGCGCGCCGGAAGAAATGTTCGAGTATTTCAACATCGACTTGACCGCCGACGACGGCTTGAAGAATTACGGCGGCGATCGCGTCCGGATCGGGCTTATCACTTGCGAGGAATACCGCCTTTTGCGCGGCAACATTCCGGCGCTTCCGGATCGTTGGTGGTGGACGGCTACACCGGACAGCCCGATAAATTCTTTCGTCCGCAACGTCAATTCGGTCGGCTCTTTGAGCAACGGCATCGCGTTCGACGGCAACTTTGGCGTTCGCCCGCTTTGCAATCTCAAATCTGAAATCTTGGTATCGTACTTAAACGGCGAGAACGCAGAGGAACAGAAGAAGCGCGCCGAAGCCGTCGATATGATGAAGCATATTGCCGCCGCGTGGGACATCGACGCGGAAGAGGTTTTCGGGAGGGCTGACGAATGACAATGTATCAATTCATGGTGAACGCCTTTTATATGCTTTGCGGCGTTGCTTGCGTCGCCGCTTCCGTTGTGATCGTCTACATCGTTTTGAACGTGCTTTTCAGAGCGCTTCGGAGGGGCGGCGGGAACAATGGCAGATATTAAGATCGACGAAGAATTGCTTTTGCGCGCAGGGCTGGGGATCGGCTACGCGTTCGCGCCATTCTTTCGGGGCATTTTAGAAGGCGTTGAAGATTACACGATCGAACAGGTAGCGCGGGAAATGCAGGATGGAAGAACACGACGCGCAGGAAGCCGAAGAGGGCTTGAAACGTCCGGTTGAAAAAACGCTGATCGGCGATTGCCGGAAGTGCTGGTGCGATCAATGCGCGAAGCTGGAACAATGCGTTCACTTGCGCGAAGGCGCGCTTCCGGACGGGGTACGCCCGTTCCCTTGCGTCGGGTGCGCGGACGGAATGCGCTTCAAGCCTTGCGAAGAAGAACGGTGCGCCGATTTCGAGCAGGGCGCAGGATTTAATAACGGCTGACAAAACAAAAAAAGAGAACGTCCGGTTGCGACGTTCCGGACGTTCTCTTTTCCTCTTACATAGCTGTAAAAGGAGCTATTCAATATTGAAATTATAGCATTTTACGGCGCTTTTGTCAAGGAAGGGCGGCGGGATTATGCAGAGGGTTAAAAGACGTATTTTTTCGGGCGTTGTATGTGAACAAGAGGTTTACACCGTATCCGATCGAGCGAACATCAAAAAAGCTGAACCGGGACCGCGCTTCAAGGACGACGAAGAGCGCGCGCAACACCGGATCGGCATATCAAAGCGGAAACACCAGCGGCTGGTTAATGAAAACTTTTCGCCGCTTTCCTTATATAGTACGCTGACGTTCGACGACGACAGCGAAGTTCATACATTCAGCGAAGCGCGCAGAATACGCGACAATTACTTCCGGCGGCTTCAAAGGGCTTGTCCCGACGCGAAGATCATTATTTACATGGGGCGCGGCAAGTCTACGAACCGAATTCATTTTCACATGATTTCGGACGGCATACCGGAAGAAACGATCAGCGGCAAGTGGAACGACGGATCAGTAATCCATATTCGGCACTTGCGCGAACACAATTATTATAACGGCGTTGACTACGGGCAGGATTACACAGGGCTTGCGGATTACCTCTTCAACCATTGGACACCGGAACAGGGCGGACACCGTTGGAAGGCGACGCGCAATCTTCGCCAGCCGGAGAAGGAAGCGCCGACGCTTGCACTTCGGACGTATACGGAAAAGAAAGCACCGATCGCGCCGAAGGGTTACAAGCTGGTGGAAGCCCGCGCGACGAAGTGGGGCTACATATATTATAAATATGTACGCGAACCGGAGAAACCGAAACGCCGGAAGAAACGCGAATAGCGGGAACGCCCGAAGGGGCGCAATAAAAAGCCTTGTAAATGTGTAAAGTTTTACGACCAGCGCTTTCCCTTCCGGAAGATTGATTTTATTTATTCCCCGTCGCCCGCTTTTTAGAGATCACGAACGCGCGCATTGTCAAGGGTGCGAAGCACGGCGAAGCCGCTTGACCTTGATAATGAAAGCGCGGGAGTGATAAAAGCGGGAAGGCGGCGGGGATATAAAATCAATCGTGAAGGATCGGTTCAGAAAACGGATCGAGGAAGCCCGCCGGATCGCCGATAGATTTATTCCTTTAAGCCCGTTCCCCCCCAGCGGGGGGCGGAGGGGGGAGAAAAAGAAAGAAGGTGAACAACGTATGCTTGAATTGAACAAGCTGTATAACATGGACTGTATGCAGGGAATGAAAGAGTTTCCGGACGGCTTCTTCGATCTTGCGATCGTTGATCCGCCTTACGGTATCGGCATAGACGGACAGAAGAAGCGCGTATGCGGCAATCCGAAACATAACAGAAAAGAGCATATCCGGAAAAGCTGGGACAAGGCTATTCCCCCGCCCGAATACTTCCGCGAATTGGAACGCGTTTCAAAAGCACAAGTGATATGGGGCGGAAATTACTTCGTTCCGTATCTTGAACAAGGACATAAAGGCTGGCTTGTATGGGACAAGGGGCAACACGGCTTGACAATGAGCGATTGCGAATTAGCGTATACCAGCTTCGACACGCCGACGCGCGTTTTTGTCTGCAATCGCGTTGAATTGCTGAACGACGGGACAATTCACCCGACGCAAAAGCCCGTGAAGCTGTATTCGTGGGTTCTTTCCCTCTTCGCCCGAAAAGGTATGAAGATATTGGACACACACGCCGGAAGCGGAAGTTCCTTGATCGCTTGCTATCGTCAAGGCGGGCTGGATTTCGTCGGCTTCGAGATTGACGAAGATTATTGCCGCGCGGCAAATGAACGGCTGGAACAGGAACAAGCACAAATCCGGCTTTTTGATCTCTTGGAGCAGGAAGAACGGAAAGCGCAAGCAACGCTTTTTACGAAATGAAGGGAGGAAACAC